CTATCGTGATAGGGTTTTCGTAACTTCACAAACCGAATACGACAAATTCACGGTCAATCAAAATGTCTACACCGAAGAAACAAGCTACGACAACGACTACATCATCATCTAAAGTCCACGTTGTCAACTTAAGCTCCTACACCACCCCTGCCATCAAGGAGGTGCAGGGCAAGGAATGGGTTGAATATGGTGATGACAATGACTACTTTCAGTACTTAATTGACCGATACAACGGATCACCAACCAACAACGCCCTGATCAATGGTGTGGTGGACTTCATCTATGGTGAAGGCTTGGATGCTACGGATTCAGCAAAGAAGCCTGCGGAGTACGCAGCGATGAAGGGACTACTTCACAAGGACTGCATTCGCAAGATCGTAGCCGACTACAAGATGATGGGTCAATGCGCCCTTCAGGTTATTTATAGCCGTGACCACAATACCATCGTAGAGGTAGAGCATATCCCCATCGAGAGCCTACGTGCCGAGAAGTGCAATGAGGAGGGTGAGATTGAAGCATACTACTACGCTAAAGATTGGTCGGATGTTGCGCAACGCAGGGAGACCCCTCAACGCATCCCCGCCTTCGGCTTCAGCCAAGAGGCGATTGAGATCCTTTACATCAAGCCCTACCGAGCAGGATTCTACTACTACTCACCTGTCGACTATCAGGGAGGCTTGCCTTACGCAGAGCTTGAGGAGGAGGTTGCCAACTTCCACATCAACAACATTCAGAACGGTCTTGCGCCTTCGATGCTCATCAACTTCAACAACGGAGTACCGAGCGAGGAGGAGCGCAGGCAGATTGAGATGCAGATTGCGCAGAAGTTCAGCGGCTCATCCAACGCAGGCAAGTTCATCTTGGCGTTCAACGACAACAAAGAGCTTGCTGCTACCATCGATCCCGTGATGTTGAGCGATGCGCACAACCAATATCAGTTCTTGTCGAATGAATCGATGCAGAAGCTGATGGTTGCCCACCGCATCACCTCACCGATGCTGATGGGTATCAAGGACAACACAGGTCTCGGAAACAACGCAGAGGAGCTAAAAACGGCCTCTATCTTGTTTGAGAACATCGTCATCAAGCCGATGCAGGAGACGATCCTTGACGGACTGAACAAGATCCTATCATACAACGACCTGCGCTTAAACGTCTACTTCAAGACCCTTCAGCCCCTTGAGTTCACGAACCTTGTGGTTGAAGATGCTGAAGTCGTTGAGGAGGAGACGGGCATCAAGGTCACCGAAGCAACGCCTGTCGGGGGTGTTCCTGCTGACGCTCAAGAGGAGCTGATTCAGAAGGAGGCCTCGTACAACGGTGCGCAGATTGCAAGCTCGCTTCAGATTATGCAGAGCGTGAAGGACGGTATCTTGACCACCGACCAAGCCATCACGTTCCTTGTGCAGATGCTTCAGTTTGACCCGCAGGTAGCGAAGGCTCTCTTTGCGGGCAACTCGGCAAACGTCATCACGCAGATGAAGTCACACAAATTCAAGCAAGAAGTACCTGAATTCACCCACGAAGAAGAACACAAGTGGATTGAGGCTCTGCGGGGAAAGGGTGAGGTCGTTGACTTAAACGAATGGGAACTCGTCTCTGACGAGGTAGTCAGCGACCCCGACAATGAGGATGCCCACCTCGCCAAGCAGTACAACTTCGCAGTTGAGGACTTCAGCAATGCTGATGACCGCAGCCGCTTCGATAGTGGCCTGTACAAGATACGCTACGCCTACACCCGCAACCTGTCGGCAAATAGCCGTGAGTTCTGCCGTGAGATGGTGGGAGCAGCAAACGGAGGAGTCGTATTCCGCAAGGAGGACATTGATATGATGAGCTTCAGCGGTGTCAATGGTCAGTTCGCACCCGAAGGGCAAAGCGTCTACTCTATTTGGAAGTGGAAGGGCGGAGCCTTTTGTCACCACGCTTGGAGGCGTTTGGTGTACTTCCGCAAGCGATCAGGAGGCAAGTTCTTGCCGAACGAAGGTCTTGACAACGACAAGCTCGTATCTACGGAGCAGGCTATCAAAGACGGAGTTCCTACGAGCAAGCTCGTCCCTAACGCTTGGGATGAGGCTCAAACCCGACCAATCGACACACCCTCACGGGGATCACTTAAATACGGATAAAAAATAATGGCTACGGCACTTTGGATCAAGCGAGAGGATTTAGTTCGGCAAACTGCTTTAGGTGGTAACGTCGACCAAGACAAATTTTTGCAATTCATCAAGATTGCGCAAGAGATCCACATCCAAAACTACACAGGCACGAAGCTCTACGACAAGATTAGTGATGACATCATTGCGGGTACGCTTGCGAATCCCTACTTGGCATTGGTCAACGACTACCTTCAGCCGATGCTGATTCACTATGCGATGGTGGAGTACTTGCCTTTTGCTGCGTACACTATCGCCAATGGCGGTGTATACAAGCATACGAGTGAGAACTCAACAAGCGTAGAAAAGAACGAGGTTGACTTTTTGGTTGAGAAGGAGCGCAACATTGCGCAGTACTATACTGACCGCTTCATCACCTATATGAGCTACAATCAGGCAACGTTCCCTGAATACTACTTGAACAACAACGCTGATGTGTTCCCTGACACGGACGCAAACTTTTCATCGTGGGTATTATAGTATGGCAAAGAAAGACACCTACAAACCGAAGCCGAGCAACATTGTCAAGCTAAAAAGTTATTTAGGAGAGAATGGGAATACAAGGCGATTGGGGACAAGGAGCAGCAAACAATGACATCTATTGGGGTCAGGCTGCTGCAACGAATAGCATCTCTTGGGGTGTTATTCAGCCTTTGTCGTATGGTCACCCTACAACGAATTTGTTTGGTTCCTCAAGTGAGTCTGCTTGGCAGTTAATTGAGGAGATTTGGAACACTTGGAATACAACTTGGAATAACTAATGGGAACAACTTTAACGGGGACTACCCCACAGGACACCTACGATAGCCTTATTAAGGTTACGGATAACGGGCCGTTAAGCGGGTCGCTTAAGAAACTGACTGACGGACTTGGCAACGATTCTGCTTTGTCTTTGTCTACGGGTGCAGCGAGCATCACGGGTACTCTTGCATCAACGGCAGGAGCCAACTTTGCAACGTCTTCAGGAAATGTAGGTATTGGCACAGGCTCGCCTTCCTATAAGTTGGACACGAGGGGAATTGCTGCCGTGTTCAATGCAGGAATTGATGGAGTTACGGCTCCCACATTGTATTTAGGGCATCCTTCGTACACAACCACTTACTTGAACAAAATATCAACGTCAGTAAGCGCAGCAGCAGGTGGTCAGGTAATGCAGTTCTCTGTTGCTAATGGTGCTTCAACGTATGCTGACGTAATGACCTTAAATGGTTCAGGCAACGTAGGCATCGGCACGAGTTCGCCAAGTTCTCCCTTGACAGTTTACAAAGCTACAAGTCCTGATGTTGATATTCAAAATAGTTCTGCTTTACATAGGATAACGGGAGATGCGGGCAGCTTGTTGATTCGTGCTGACTATGGAAATACTGCTGCAAATACGCACATTCAATTTAGCCTTGATGGAACTGAAGTTGGTCGTTTTACTCCAAACGGCCTAACCTTCAACGGTGACACCGCAGCAGCCAACGCCCTTGATGACTACGAGGAGGGGACTTGGACTATGGGCTTTGCTTTTGGTGGCGGAACTACGGGAATTACTTACGGAAGTACATTAGGAAAATATACTAAAATCGGAAACAAAGTAACTGTAGTAGGTGCTGTTTCTTTGACCAACAAAGGAAGTAGCACGGGTGATGCTACAATTACGGGATTGCCTTTTGCTATTGCGGGAGGTTCTTCGTCTTGGTCTGCACCGAGTATTTGGGTAAATTCAATTTCATTTGCAAATCAAATTCAAGCACGTGGTGTTGTTACTCAAACAAACATTCAACTTTGGGAAGTTACGGAAGCGGGTGCTTTAAGTTCAATTACCAATGCTGATTTTGTGAATACAAGTGAAGTTATTTTATCATTTACCTACTTCGTATAAAAAATAAAACTAAACAAAATGATTGAAGAAGTAATCTACATCAGCGCATTCAACGTCAAAGTTGACGGAACAATTGAAGTACGCAAGACCACCGATGTAACCAAAGATGGCGCAGTTATCGCCTCATCTTATTGGCGCACGGTGCTTCAGGTAAACGACCCCGCAGCCGATGAGGTATTGGGAGCAGAAGGCTACTACCGCCAACTTGCTGCTGATGCTTGGGCGA